GTACGCACACCTGGATACGCCGAGAAGACATTATCACTGGTATCACCACGCATACATTTTTCAAAGAGGATCCATTCTGGATTGGGCGCACCAACTGGCTCTTTTGTTTTTTTATCAGTAAGGAGTTTTCCTTTTTTGTCATAGACACCTTCGTGTGTAGTTAGCGTATCTGCTACACCATTATATTGCTTAACGTTAGGCGCAATCAACTGATGAAAATCGCTATCTGTCGAAATGATTACATGATTGTCATTTGGATGACTTTGAATAAATCCAGCAATTAAATCATCTGCTTCTAGTTGAGCATGACGAAGAACAGTACAATTAGTTTTAGTTTCGATAAACTCTTTAAATTTATCAAACGTTTCCCAAAATAATTTATCTTCTTCTTGTTCTTTAACAGTCATAGCACTACGAGTTTCTGCCCGATTACGTTTATAGGGCTCGTAATAATCTTTACGCCACGAGCGACCTTCTAAGCAGAATACTACATGCTTCCCGCCAAAGTCTTGCCATGCTTTTTTGATACTATTAAATGTAATATGCATAGCCATGCCTAACTTAATGTCAGCATCGCCTCGAACTACGTGTCTAGCACGAAAGAATGTGTTAGCTGTATCAACTAAAATATATGTCATTTATAGTATTCCATATCTGCCGCAAAAATAAACCGATATTCATTTGAGTCTGTAATACCGGGCCTATGCCATAGTTTACTAGGATATACGTTCCAAGTCAACTCGTTTGGTTTAAGAAAAAACGTGTCATTAAAAGTTGGATGATCTAGTCCAAACTCTGTTCCTGTAACATCTGGATTAGAAACGTCTTTTGGAATATGTATATAAAAAATACCACTGATTGTGTCAGTTGTTCCGTCATTATCGTTAATGTGATGATTATGCCACATACGTTCTCGATTTTCTGCATCTTTGGCACTGGTCATAAACACCCAACTCATAATGTTTTTAATTCGAACTTCTCGTCCTAAAAACATAAAACAAGAGTAGATAAAACTTTGGCGCATCTTTAAAAAGACAGGCTCGGGTCTTGCAAACAAATTTTCTTTAGTTTGAAACTTTGGACTGTTTTCAAAATAATGCCCAGCATCAATGATGCTCTTAGCAATGTTTTTTAATTCTTCAGCATCGATTTGCTTAATTAAAGAGCTAAAATCGTAACTATCGATATACTCGTGTTTTTCGATTATTTTCATTTAACTTCGGCTTTACCACCTGGCAATTTAGTTACATCAATAAAGCCAGCACCTCGAGATGTATCCTGACCTTCTTCGGCTAAAATGTTTCGAGCAAGATCTCTAAACCAACGATCTACAATCTCTTCGACAGGGTCACCTTCAAACCCGTAACCTGCTTTCTTTAATTCTTCTACAAACTGTTCGTTCCAGTCTAATTCAAAGAAACCGTTGCGTACATTGTCTTTATTTACTTTAGTATCTAGTACAGCTACCCAAGGTTCTCCTTTGGCAGTAGCACGTTCTTTAGGAGTTAATTTAGCAAGTTCTTCTGCTTTTTTAGCTTCTTCTTCTCGAACTTTTGCTTCTGCTATTCTAGAAAGAACTTCAGCTTGTTCTTTCTCAGCTTGAGCTTTAGCCGCTTCAATTTTATCTATACCAAATATTTTTTTAATAAACTGTTTCATTATGTACCCCACTCATTTTTAAACAATGGCACTTGCAGTCTGTCGCTATAACGTAAGCCATTTTTCATTGCTAACTCTGCTACGCGACGATTATTAAGAGTATATACGCTTTCAACACCGCCGATAGGCATTAAGTAGCAAGGACCAGTAAATCCGTTTTCTCTATATACATCTAATGTTTCAATTGCTTCTTCAGCATCTTCCTCTGTAGCAACAACGAGCTTCAAATATGTATATCCAATCTCTTGATAGTCACTAACAATGTCAGGTCGAATTGCTTGGAATCTCTGTTCCCCTGAACAACTTAATTTAGCACTAACGGAGAATGTAACTTCTCTAAGGAAGTTAACATTAGGCATTGACCATCTAATAAGATAGTCTTTAAAAGCGTCAGTAACTTTCATTGAGCCGTTTGTTTCAAATGTAATCTCTTTTAGATTAGCCATTTTAGGATGAGATAACAATTCTTCATAAGCACGTTGCCAACCTAGTAAAGGCTCACCGCCTGTAATAACAAGATGCTCATCTCTCCATTCATTAAACGGAAGCACTGACATAATTTTTTCTACAATTTCGTCAGTAGTCATCATATGACTTAGATCTTTAAAGTCAGGGTGCCAACTAGCATAGCTATCACATCCTGTACTTACTAATGGAAGTTCTTCATACGATTTGTATAAATGTACCTTTTTAGCAATCTCGTCTGCTTCTCCACTTAGTTCGCCTTTAGGCATACCAAATCCAGCACATTTAAAGTTACAACCGAATGTACGTAAGAAAACAGACGGAACACCCATGTACCGCCCTTCGCCTTGTACGCTATAAAATAGTTCAGCTATTTTTATTTTTGCCATTTCTTTTTTCCTTAAATTCTTTTACATCTACTATAGCTGATTGTAACACATTAGCATAGTTAAGAGCTTGTTGTTCGGACATAATGAGAACAGATTCACGTTCGACATATCCTTTGGTTAGCAATGTCCACATAATCTTCCAACGATTTGATTGCCACCATTTTGTTTTTTGTTGGGTATAAATGGTTACAGTAACACCATGGTCTTCTGCTTCTACCCAAACGTCGTGAGAATGATCACAGTCTCCACATTCGCAAACAATTTGATAGATTTTAGCATCGCCGTAATCTTTTCTAATCAAAACACCTTCTGCAACTGGTTGCGGAGTCATCCTTTAAACATCTCCAAATTAATAATCTTTGCTACACGTTCACCAATGTCTTCACCGCTTGGGATAACATAGGTTTGATTCTCGTGTCTATCTTTAGACATATCGTATCTACGAACATTAAGAATACGCCCGCCAACAGCAGAGCTTAATTCGAAAGTAATACGATTTTCCCCTTCTGCAGATCCACGTTCTACCATTGCTGTTCCCATAGCTAATCCTCTAATTGTTTTTGCTTCTTTATAATCTCGATCTGCTTCGTACTTGTGTTTATTTTCCCACATGTCGCGAACCTTACCATATAACCACTTATCAAGAAATTTCATAACTGCTTAATCCTATTAATTACTTCTTCTGCATCTGGATAATTATTACACTCTTCAAGATAGTGTTCAATAACTTTTTCCATTTGTTCTTGTAAACTCCGCATGTAAGGTCGTTGCCATTCAGTAGCATATGGCTGTGTCCAACGTATAGTGTACAAATATCGATTATTCATGATCTTCCTCTAACCACTCATCGACCATCTCTTCGGCTTCTTGCTGAGTTAGTGCAGGAACAAAAATGCGAGCAGGCTGTCCAGCAGTATGTTGTATGTTAAACTTTATAACGCCCGTAAGCGGAATAATATCCATGTCTCTTTCTACTACAAATTCTTGTAGATTTTTAGCACGGTATATTAATTGATCACTTAAATCTTTAGCTGTTGTCATCATTAACTCCGTCAAATGGCCAGTTAGTGGCTTTGTTTTCTTCACGCCATTTACGTGCGGCTTCTTCTAATTCAGCACGGGTGCGTAGTTTAACATTTTCTTCAATGACTGTTCCGTCATCCTCGCAAAGGCTAACTTGATACGGAGCATCGATAACTAGATAGTCATCTTCAACTTGCCAATCATGTTCTGCGTCAAACAACCATGCGGCCCCAGAACGTTCCCATTCTTCGTCTTCGTCACCTTCAAGGTAGCACTTTTTAATTTGCTCTTGTTCCTCTTTGGATATATCATTGCTAAACTCAAACCAACAAGCGTGTTGGTCGTCTAGTTCTGCGCCCCAACCAAACTCTGTCTTAGCGTGGGCTTGTGCATCGCCTTCAATAGGCAAATTAACATCTGCATCGTACTCAACAAAACCTTGTCCCCAACGATAATGGTCATCGATATTAAACCAGCTAATAGAACCATCCGCATTTTCGCGGTACATTTCAATGTGCCAGCAGATGCTCTTTTTATGTAGGGGTTTGATTAGATATACTTTACTCATCATATCCCTTTCCAAAACCCATATAAATTTGAAACCAACCGACGATCAATGTAATTGATATAGCGTGGGGAAATTTATCAACAAAAATTGCTAGGCCAAAACCTTTAACAATTCCGATACTGAATTTATCACCGCTTCCCATTAGTCTTCCTTAAAGTCGATTACATTACCGTCTTCGTCCGCACAAATGATACGGATTGTTTCGCCGTCTTCGTTTTTAATCTCAATAGGACCCCAAATCCACCATTCAGTTTCATCGTTGTACCAACCATCTTCTCGGTCTTCTAATTCGTAGACGCTATTTTCATCAATGAACTCTTGAATCTCTTCCTCTTCCTCTTCGGTAAGATCTTCAAACTCAATATCAAACCAGCAACCGCCGTCAAACATTTCAACAAGCTCAACGCTTTCAATGTTGTTAACTTCGCAGTCTAACATATTAATACTGTCAGTTTTGCCATCTCCGCCTGGAACTTCCGTAAATTCAAACTCTGGGGGATTGTCGTCTGTAGTTTCTACAGTCCATTCACCATAACGGAAACCGTTAGTGGTTGTAATCTTACCTTCGCCTTCACGTCGAACCCAATGTTCAACTTCCTGGCAAGATTTTTTGTAATGTGTGCTAACGGTCCATGTTGCCATGATTTACTCCTTAGTTGTCTAAGTCCATTGTATTCCACTCTTTGATTACATCGAGTAGTTCTTGTTCAGTGTTACAAACAGTCTTAGTGTTTTTCCAATCTTCTTTCTTATCACGTCCACCAATTTCTACCATCCACGCATTGTCGTAACGATTAATAGTGATTGATTCATTTACTTTTGCTAGTTTAGTTAATTTTGCCATTTAATTCTCCTTATCTTGGTGCAAATTCTTGTTGTAGTTTAATGTTATCAAAGAATTCTTTCTTTGTATTTCCGTCGGTGTTAAACGCACCCTTTAATACTGTTGTCTGTGTTAGACTAGAGTGTGCCATAATGCCGCGATTTTCACAACATCCATGAACAGCTTGTACATAGACGGCTACGTTTTCACTGTCAGTTGCTTTTTGTATTTCGCGAGCTATGTCATTACACAGTTCTTCTTGGAGGGTACCACGACGAGCACACCATTGTGCAATACGTGTATACTTGGACAGTCCGATAAGTTTTTGGGCGGCAATGATTCCGATGTAGGCAACACCACTAACAGGCTGATGATGATGGCTACACATACTACGAAGCTCACTCCTAACCACCAGCATACCTTCATAACGATCTTGACTATCGTTTGGAAAAGCTGTTGCATCTGGTCCTGGTTCATATCTTCCTGCCATTATTTCGTTAAAGTACATCTTAGCCAGTCGGCGGGCAGTACCTTTAGAGTTTGGATCGTTTTCACGATCGATTAGCAAACGATCGAGCACTGTTTCAAATGCTTCTGTTGCTTCGTCAATTAGTTTATCTTTAAATTCTTCTGTGACGTATTCGCTGATGTTGTCACCGGCCCAAAAACGTTTGTTATCACGTTTCATTTTAAATCGAATAGTGTCACCTAGATATGCTTCTTCGTAGCCTTTGTCAGACATCATATCTGCGGCTTTAACGTACACTTCTTTACCTAACGGTTTATATTCGTCTGGCTTAAATTCCGTTTTAATTCCTGCTTCGATTACAGGATCTGGTTTGAATTCTCTTGTCAATTATAGTTCTCCGAGTTTAAGACGTGGATGTCTTGTATATTATATAGGTTTATTTAGGTTTTGTCTAAAGTTTTTCACTCAAAAGTATCCTAGCAAGATCTGCATCTTTTAGGCTTTTAAAAGTAAAAGTCATATGACTTGGATATGGCTTATAATAAAACCGATGTCCAGGAAGCCCAAATACTTCTAGCACATTGGCACAAGTTTCATTCCACCATTGATTGTTTTGATTATTCCAAGATATTGTAATAACTTGCTCAGGCAAAATATCTGTTTCCCACCAGTCTGGTTTAGGATGTAAATCAAATGGTTTGTGTTTTTTAGACAGCGTTTCCATTAGTATCTTCTTGATTAGTTTGATACTTTTCTAATGCTTGCTGATACGCATCTTCTGACAATCCATGCCAACCGATACAATCTCCTGTAGGACTGCGCCCACAACCGCAGGTGCCAATTTTCTTTCCTTCTTCGGGTACTCTTACTTGCATTTTGTTTTCCTTTTTTCCAAAAATTCTATCAAAGCTATTGCTAAAGTCTTCATAGCTTACACTATATGGTCTTGGTTTACTTCCTTTACCACTCATTTTTTATAATTTCCTTTTTCTGGTATAACATGTCGAACACCACCACGTGGGTCTTCCATGTCTCCTTTGTATCTAGGTATCATATGTACATGAGGATACATTACTGTTTGTCCAGCAGCCTTGCCAACATTTTGTCCGATGTTAAAAGCGTCCCATCGTTCCGTTTCGACCCCGTCGAACCCAAATTTGTATGCCGCTTTGAAGCACTCCCAGAGATTACTACTTTGCTCTTGGGTAGGCACAAATAACAAATGCCCTGGGGCAACTGGATATGCATCTCTGAAGACCCAGAAGTCTTTTGTTCGATATTCAATTTCTGTCCACGGTGCTCGTTTTTCATTTAAAGCCTTTTCAAGATCATTTGTCACGACGAATACTGCCTTTTACTGTACCAAAACTGACTGGAGTCAAAATCAATGTAGCGGCCAGCCATGTCTCCCAAGTGTACGGAATAGCTAACGCTGGAAACAAGGTGTTTAAACTCCAGATAGTTGCTAATGGCCCGATAACAATTACTAATGCCAACAACCCTAACCCTAAAAATAATTTAATCAAAATGCTAATCCAACTCATAACCAAAAATCCTCCCAGGGATAAACTAACCAACAATCTTCTTCGGCTTTGTTTACTTCCCAAACACTATAGTCAACAGTTTCTTTGCTGGCTATATTGTTTGTCAGTGTTGCAAACCGTACATTTTCTCCCCATACACGATCCCAACGATCACTACCGGGCAAGCAACTGCTTTCCCAGTCTTGTTTAATCCAAGCAATGGTAGAACCTTGATCGTTAATGTCGTCTACAATTAAAATGTTTTTAGCAGTAGATACATCGTATGGAATATGTTCGTATACACGCATTTCAGTCCCAACATAACCAAACGCATCTTCTGACATTCCACAATTACTAACGCAAGAGCCGCCGTCACGTAGACTTACATCTAACGATTGCATAGGAACTTCTAAATACTGACTAAGTAATACCGCAGGAACTAAACCACCACGAGTAATACCTACAATATAATCTGGACGCCAGTTTCTATTATTAATTTGTTTAGCGATATCTAAACAAGCACCTTCTACTTGTTTCCAAGTATAGTAAACTTTTTTCATGCAGTTAAACCATGTGCTAGTGCCTGGCATTCTTCTTTAGTCATAAAGAAGTTGTAAGTTTGTGAGTCAACAACATCGCCGTCTTTTAATGATTCCTGCACCATATCAATACTAAACAAACCTTTAGGGCTTAGTACTTCATGTTTCTTTAGAGTTAATCTAAAACCAGCGTGTTCTTTGATAACCATTTCTTTATAGGTATCTCTAACTGATTCGTGTAGTTGTGTCATTGTAGTTTCCTTTTAAATTCAGTTGGAAGGTCTTCACCTTCTAGATCAATGTTCATAAGCTGTTCTTTAACATCGTCTGGCAGATCCTCAAGATCTTCATCAGTTAAAGGACGACTCATTGCATCAATTTCTTCTCGGCTCTTACCTTCAAACATTTTTTGAACTTCTGCAATTAGCTCATCTAGTTCTTCTTGAGTGCCTTCAAATTGATCAAACGCACCAGGCGCAAATTCAATTTTTAGATCTTTGTTGTTTTCAGTCATCGCCTTTAATGCTTTCAAATGTTCTATACTTACCCAACGCATTAATGTATTCATCATACAATTTCTTTAGCTTTGGATGCTTAGCCTCTAGTTTAACATCTCTTTCAGGAATTTGCAAGACTTTTTCAATTGTGTCTAACCGTTCTTCTAAGTCTCTTCCGTTTAATACCATCTTACCTTTGACTTCCAATTCTGCAGGATTGCTTTGTTTAATAGTTATTGCCGCA